GTTACAATTTGAGTATCACCTCCAATAGTGACCACTTCATTAGAAGTATTCATGTAAGAATAACTAGCAAGCAACATACCAGCATGAAATGGAGTACCATTGACTAAAATGGTTATCTCCATATCAGCTTGAAGTAAACTGTAATTAGCCAATTTCAATTGAACAAAACCATTTTTCAAGAGAACATCCCATGGTAGGATGGTAAGAGCTAAAGGTGATCCAACTGTCCAAGTTCCTGATCCAATACGAACTTTACGTTCAAGAAACTTTGAAATACTGGCATCAGATGAGATGCTATCTTCCAGAGCAGATAAAGTATTCCCTCGAGATTCTATGGTAGAATGCATGGAATTATCAGCATGCACCATAGTGTTGGTAGCACCGGATTGTGAACACATCACAAATAAATTTTCTTCAAAGCGTGAAGAAACGCCACACGTTTTACGAGCTGTGTGATTATGCTCAAAAGTTAAACAATCCATGAGAGTTTAATAAGGACGCGGAAGCCCTATGGCTTAAATAACAACAAAGCTCTTTATGTTGTCCTATATTACGCAAGTAAGGTAGCGGCTGTTCACAGCTTAGGTATTTGCGATACCAACGACTGGGAGTAACTTGCATCACCTTATAGTTGAACCGTATACGCCAACAAGTGACACGAAGAAACTGACCTCCCCAGATTCTAATTTTCAATTTCAAGCACCCATTCGATGGTCTGTCGATATGAGTACTTATATTTCTCCGCCGGTGAGAAAAATTCCCGTATTCTGAGATTTTCATCACGATTAAAAATCTCCTCCATGAGATACACATTCCGATCAAAAACTTCTTTCCCATGCAAACTCCATTCACGACGAGCTTGTAAATATGTCTGAGCTATTTGCTGATACTGCGATATATTACATGCTTCAACATAATAACACAGACTCTTAAAAATACTATTCAAATCCAAAGGACCAACTATGCGATACTCATTGTGAACGAATTTCCGCTTAAGAAAATCTGCCTGAGAAATATGTAT